CCCCCTGGTTGCGGGGTTAGGGACGTATACGTTCAGTCCTACCGGGATTGTAGTTATGCCCAAGCCGCCTCGGGCGATTGATGCTTACTACATGGACTCCAATGGTATTCGGCGGCCGCTGGTTCCGTTAAGCTGGAATGATTACATTCGCCTGAGCCAGGTTAACACAACTGGCCAGATCAACTCTTACTTTGTTAACAAGAAGCAGGAAGAGCTGAGTGTATTTTTCTGGTTAATCCCCGATGCAGTAGCTGCAACAGGCACTGCACACTTGCTGCTGCAAACACAAGTTACTAATTTTATCTCCGTAACGGAGACGATGAACTTCCCAATCGAGTGGCGAATTGCGCTGCGTTGGGGACTTGCGGATGAGCTGGCGACTGGCCAACCCCAGGCAATCATGGATCGTTGTCAGCAGCGAGCAATCAGCTACCGGACGATGCTGGAAGACTGGGATGTGGAAGATGCGCCGACTCGGTTTACTCCGGATTCGCGCAATCAGTACTCTACAGGGAAGTTTCGTTAAATGGCACAAGCTGAAACAGTTGCGATTCCTAAGCGTTTGCCGCTGGTGCTTGAAGCGGCGAACCGGGATCACACACCTTTTAAAGATGCACGTCTTATCAATGGTTACGTCGAAAAGAATGACAAGACTGAAGAGTACTGGATTTTTAAGCGCCCGGGATTGCTGCAAACAGGCGCAACAAAAGTTGGTAACGGCTATGGTGTTTATAACTGGAATGGAGACATATACTCAATCTTTGGAGCGACGCTGTATAAAAACGGAACTAGCATTGGGACGGTAGACGCAACGGGTGGAGTGTATAGATTTTCTTCCAGCCTCGGGGCTACCCCGCGTTTGCAGCTAGGCAATGCAGCAGCTTCGTATAACTGGGATGATACTACACTTGCGCAAATATCTGGGGTTAACTTTCCAGGCAACACTTACACCACCGCCGGGGCAGTTGCAGTTAAAGGATTTGCGTACCTAGACGGTACGACTTACGTGCTAGACACTACGTCTTATATCCACGGATGCGACGTCTTAAATGACCCTACCTTGTGGACAGATTTGCTAAACATCATCGGCGCACAGATTGAGCCAGACGCCGGAGTGTTCCTGGCTAAACAGCTTGTATACGTCCTGGCGCTTAAGGGTTGGTCAACCGAGGTTTTCTACGACGCCCAGAATACTAGCGCATCTCCCCTTGGCCCGGTGCAAGGAGCTAAAATAAACTACGGTTGCGTCAGCGCAGATTCTGTTCAAGAAATCGACGGTACGTTGCTCTGGGTAGCTACAAACCGTTCGTCCGCTGCGCAGGTAATTCTAATCGACAACCTTAAGCCGACTATCGTATCTACAAAACCTATTGAGCGGATACTAGGGGAAGCTGATTTCACCAACGTAGCATCCTTCGGCATTAAGTACGATGGACATAGATTTTATGGCATCACACTGAAAAACGATAACATCACGTTAGTCTATGACATGACTGATAAGATGTGGTCGCAGTGGACAGATGTGGATGGAAATTACTTTAAGATTGTTTCATCGACGTTTCTTCCGGGGACTGGCCGCGTACTCCAGCATGAGACGAACGGGAAGTTGTATCTGTTTGATTCTGACTATACTTCCGACGACGGTCAAGTTATTACTGTGGATTTGTTTACACCTAACTTTGACGGTGGACTGCGCCGAAGAAAACAGATGACTATGATGGAGTTCATCGGGGATCAGACTACTGGAAGCACTCTGCAAGTACGGGTGAATGATTCTGACTACGAAGCCAGCAAGTGGTCTAGTTTTCGCCTTGTCGACATGGGAGTACGCAAGCCCATCCTGGCAAACTGCGGCACTTTTATGCGTCGGACTACACAGATCCGCCACCAGTCCAACACCCGGATGCGCCTGCAAGCAATAGAGTTGCAGTTGGATATCGGAACACTCTAATGGCAACTAACGTATTTCAGCCGCCGCCAACCTGGGCTTTGCCTGTGATACTTGATGAAGTGTCAGGCAAGGCTGCGTTTAATCCTATCTGGCTTCGCTGGTTTCTTGACTTGTCGCAGAACCTGGGGCAAGGCGGTGCAGGATCAGTTTCGAGTGTAGCTGCTTTAACCCTCGGAACATCGGGGACTAACTTAAGTTCTACTGTAGCCAATCCAACGACTAACGCAGTTATCACATTAAACGTCCCGACTGCTTCGGCGACTAATCGAGGTGCGTTGAGTGCAGCAGATTGGACTACGTTTAACGGCAAGGGTAACGGAACAGTTACTAGCGTCAGCGGCACCGGAACAGTGTCTGGTTTGACTCTTACGGGAACTGTCACTGGCTCCGGTAATTTAACACTTGGTGGTACGCTAACAACAACCGGAGTTAGCGCCACAATCGTAACTGCTAAACTGACCGCACTCGGCGCAAATGGCAGCATGACTTTTACAAACGGTTTGCTTACCTCGCAGACCCCTGCAACCTAGGACTGACTATGGCATATGATGATGGAGGTTTTGAAGCCTACGGAGAAAACGCAGCGCCTAGCGGGAATGCAATGGTTGACTTTGGGTTGTCCGCTGGCAATCAACTAGGACTCAGTGCGCCAACGCTTTCTGGCATGGGGATTAACCTAGGCACAGGCAGTCAAGCTGGTTTGCAAGCTCCGGGTTTTGCGGCAAATGTTGGAAAGACAGCTTTTGGAACCTACGGAGAAGATCCGGGTATGATGCCTGATTACGACTTTAGCGGCAGGGCGTTGGAAGGCATGGCGAGCTTGGGCAAAGCTAGTTCTGGGTTACAGCAGACTGGTTACGAGGGGTTGCAAGCTAATGCAAACACTCGCGGATACAACATGAGCCCGACTACGCAGACAGTCGGCCTGGAAGGAACGCAACCAGCGCCAGGATTTTTTGATACCCCCGCGGGAAAAGCTGTGCAGACAATCGCGGGATTCATACCGATAGTTGGAAATATATTCAACAGTGCGGTAAATTTTAGTAAAAACCAAGACCCAGTGCAGGCACTGTTAGGACTGATCCCCGGCGTTGCCGGTTTTGCTGCAAGTACTGCATACAACGCTTCGCAGTCTCGAGATCCTTTAGGTTTCCTGGGTGAGCGGGCAGTGGGGGCTGGAGCTAGTATGTTAGGCGGGGCACTTGGGGGACGGGCTGGAGCTATGGGAGCTAGTCAATTAGCCGGCGGCTTAATGGGCAATGCGGCGGCGGAGCGCGCATCCTATGGCCCGTTTGGAAATGCTACTCTTGGCAATATGCAGCAAGCATCTGCGCAGCAGTCTTTAATGGGGCAAATGCCAGATCCTAACTTTGCCGGCCCTGGTAATGAGAATGCTCAAGCAAGTTTACTTTTGCGTCGATTAGCAACTACTAGTTAAAGGATATTTTATGGCTGATAATTACTATATTCCAGGATACTCTGACGTTCGAACAACGTTGCCAGTAGTAAACGTAGATGCTACAAGCTACTCAAATAATCCGTATCCTCCGGAATTTGACGCTCCAGCGTACTCGCCTACGTCCCCTTCGTACAATCAAACTAGCTATCCCGGCGGTGAGATTGCGCCTCAGTTTGATGCTCCTGAGTACTCGCCTACGGGCAGTATGCCGGCATCGACGCCGTACCAGTACATGGATTTACCCATAAACTCTTCTAGCAGCGTTGGCAATTGGCTACAAAATCTTTACAGTTCCATGATGGGGCCGGGGACTGCGTTAGGCGGAAAGTCCGGGGCTTTTACAGGCGGAGCCTCAGGCGGCATGGGAGCGGGTGGGCAAGGCTGGCTATCTCCACTTATGAGCATTGGCTCGGGTATTTATGGGATGAGCCAGGCGGAGAAGCAGCGGCAAGAAGCTCAGCGGGCTATTGCAGGATCTAGCCCCTGGACGTCTTCCGGTGGGCAAGCAGCCGCAGGTACTGAACTGACGCGGGTGATGCAAGGAGATTTTACAAATGATCCGGGATTCAAAGCTGCTCAGTTAGCCGCATCGCGCACCTCGTCTCAGCAACCCGGCGGCTTCGCAGCGCAGGCGGCGGCACAGGCGGCGCTGAAGTACCAGAACGACCGGATACAAGCGCTTAGCCAGCCGGCGGGTGTAGGGTTTAGTCCAGGGGCAGGCTACCAAACAGCTATGGGAGGAATGACTTCAGCTAATGAGCTGGCGTCACGGAGCCTTGGCTCAATAGGGTACGGTGTAACTGGCACGCAACCTATGCCGCCTTGGTTGCAGCAATACTTAATCACCAACGGAATGGGGAATCGGTAATGGCTGAACTATTCGGCGCCCCTCTAGGGATGATAGCCGCCGGCGAGCAAAGTCGGCAGAATGCACTAGTCGGGCTGGAAGCACAAAAGGTTATGAATACCTTGGCGTTGCAGCCTTCTAAAATTGCGCTTGACGAAGCACAGACAAAGTACTACGGAGCACAAACAGCCGAGGCAGACGCAAAAGTTGAAGCGGCACGAGTAATGCAGCGGCTTGGCGAAGGGTTTACTGCAGATACGCAACGTCGGCAAGGTGCTATAGATAAAGCTGCTGCACAAGGTCAAATAGCAACGGCAGCTGACCTAAAAAGCGCAGGGCAAAAAGTTTCAACTGCGCAACCACTAAAAGATTTTGCTGCGTATGCTGCTGGTAAAGGTGCTTCTCCGATGGTACTTGAAAGGCTTTATGGAGAAATTGCTACGATAGAAGAAAAAGAGGCACAGGGGGCTTGGAGAGACCAGCAAGTATTATCTGATCAAGATAAAACAGCACGCGAGCAGCGCACGGAGATAGGAGGCATTGCTGCAGCCGCGGCAGAAAGTCCTCAACAGTACGCAGCGATCATGATGAATCAGGATCTGCGAAAGCGCTTGCCGCCAGAGCTTACAGGTAGTTACGACGCAGATCGTAATACGCTACGCGCAATCGGGCAAGCCAGCATGGATGCAAATAAGCAAGCTGACAACAGGCGCCAGCAAGCGGAGCTTGATGCGCGGCAAGCTAACTTTAACGCGGGAGAAGCAAAACGGGATGCGCAAGTTGCAGCGGCGACTGCACAGGCCGACCTTGCGGCTGAACGTCTTGCTAACCTAATTAAGTTTGGAGATCAAAATTCAGAGGCGGGGCTTGCTGCCAAGAACGCAGCGCTAGAAGCAGCTCGCGCTAAAACAGCTGCCTTACGGGAAAAAGCCACTCCGCAGTTACCACTTGACCCGGGCAGCCGAAAACTTGGCCAATCGTATATGTTGCCGGATGGCCGGACAGCTCGGTGGGAAGTTGATCCGACTACTAAGAAACCCGGTCTTAATGTATTAGGAGATTGATATGGCATTCATTACTGAAGCGGAAGCTTTTCGTTCTGTTACGCGTACACCGGCAGCACCGGCAGCAGCTCCGGCCGCAGCACCCACGGTTGAAGTTCCCGCGGCACCTCCAAAAGTTGGTAACTTTATTGACGAGCGTGAGGCTACGGGTATGTCCGCAGCTCCTTCTATGTTTGCCGGGGTGCTTGAGCAGGGTCGCGCATTAGCTGGGCAAATTGGTTCTGATGTGCGGGGCATAACACAGCCTTTCCGTAGCGTGCTGCGGGACTCACCTAAAGTACCGCCGCCAACTTTTAACACTGACGCAGCTGCTAATCGGTATTATCGGGATAAGAGTGTAAGCCCCGGCTCTGTAATGTTTTCGCAGACAAATCAAGCAGACAAGCGCGCGCAGGTGATGAAGGATCTTGCTAACGCTCCGCCGGCACCTCCTACGTTCATGGCAAATCCCCGAAAATACGTAGAGGGAATGACGCTAGGAACTGCTGGACAACTATCCGATATGTTTAGCAGCATTCCTAAGAGTGTGCTAGGCAGCGCGGTTTATAACTACGCTCGCCTTTACGATGAGCTGTTTACGAAGGTGCCTCGAGCAGACAGTGTCAAAAACGCGCAGGCACTCAAGGACAAATGGCCGCAGCAACTTAACGCGCCTTGGAGCGTAGTAGCCAAGTCAATGGGGCCGGAGGCTCAGTACTTTTACGAAAACAATCCAGTTGCTTTTGTAATGCACCATATTGGCAAGGGGATTGAAACTGCGGCGGGGGGTGCTGGAGCTGCAAGTGGTGTGCCAGTTGGGGATATTATGAATCTGGCCGATGCCACGATGGGCTGGCTGGGGGTTGCTGGGGTTAAGAAAGGCGTGACGAGTTCTGTTAAAGCTCGTACAGCGCAGTTGCGTGGAGCGCTTGAGCCCAAGGCACCGGCAGTGCCCGGCGGAGTAGAACCTACGCTGGAAGGGGCACTTGCTCCTGAACTAGCTCCGGCTCCAGCTCCTGCTGCGCCCGCTCTGGGCATGGGCGCGCGAGTTCGCGGGGCACTGGAAGGCGTGCGGCAAGATTTTCGCGAAGCATCTGCAATGGGAACGGACGCAGTGGCGGCGGCAGCAGAAGCTGTAGCTGTGTCTAAGGCGCGGATTGCTGCGCTTACGCCAGAGACGGCAGTGGATCTTACGGAAGCACTGCCGGCTGCCCCGACAAAAGCGGAGCTTAAAGCGCAAACTGCTGCAGTGGATTCGCTGGTAGTGGATAAAGCTAAGCTGCAAGAGATCTTTGGCCTTGCGGCTAGAAAAGGCCCGGCGGCTGAGGCAGCGTTAGTGCAGAATATTTTTGATCGGGTGTTAAAGCCTGTTACTAAGGTAGAACCCCCGCCTGTAGTAGAATCTCGAGTTCCTTACGATGCAACTACTTTTCCACCGGGGGCAGGACTAAAAACTACTTTACCCAAAACGCCTGTAATAATTGGCGAACCTGTTAAACCAGATTTAGTAACATCAGGACTGGATAAGCTTCGGCAAGGACTGCTTATCTCGACGCCAGAAGCAAAAGCAATTAGAGGGCTGCAAGTACGTGCAGGAGAAGGTGTGATTGTAGATCAGTCTGGTAAGCCACTGTTTCAGCGAGGGGCGGCTGATCCATCCTTGCTTAAGGTGCTGGGGCTTATGGGCCTAGGCGCGGTGGCGGCGAATCAGATTTATGACTGGTGGAATAGTTCAAGCGGATTATCGGAGGATAAAGCGCGCGATGTTGGCATGGGACTGGCTGCCGCTGGTGCTGCAGGAGTGATGAAACCTAAGGGAGGTATGTGGCATCCATTTGCTGTGCCGAGGTTAGCCGGGCCGTTGGCGGAGTCGTTAACCTTTTATCCTAACCTGGGCGTTGGAGCAGCCGCTGTACGCGCTCCCGGAGAGCCGCTACACTTTGGCGAAACGTGGGCTAATAATGCGGTGACGAAGTGGCTTAATAAAGAAGCTGGTACGGCAGCGGATAGAGCTAAAGATATCGTGCTACCCAATGGGCAGACGCTAGAGTCCGTAACAGACCAAGCGTTTGGAAGTGCGCCAGCGGGAGACTATGCGTCAGCAGCGGCTGCGCGCGGCGCAAAGTACGGCTTACGCTCAGTTCGACAAGGATCTCAGAGTGCTATTCCGGGACTTAACAAACTTATTCAAGAGGGTAAGGTTAGCTTAGACGAACCTATTTATCAGGTAGCTACTGAAAATTTTGACCGACAGTACGGGCACCAAGGCGATAATGTTGCTTACTCTGCATCCGTGCTATCGGATTATCTTAGTCACGTTGGCGATTACATGAGGTCGCTGAATCTTACGCCGGAGAAGTTACAGCAGTACGACCTGCCTCGTGCTATGCAAGAGACGACGGCCAATGATGCACGGATCGCAGCGCAAGCGTTAAAGGACTTTACCAAGCCAAATCCTATTCGTATTGCTGATACGCAAGCATTACCGGTGTATGAAGGGAAGAGCTACCCTAGCGAGATGGCCCCCGCGCGTACGTTCTCTTTTAACAGAGACGGTTCGATTAGAAAAATGGAGTCGATTGACTTGCCGGCGGGGGAAGTGCAGTATACTTGGCATGAGCTGAAGTTGCCGGATGCTCTGACGCCGGAGCAAGCAAGCAGGATTCTTCCTCTTGACAGCTGGGGGGCGAATACAGCTATTGGAAGAGTTCCACCCGATATGCGTTATAAAGCGGTGGATGCTAAAGGTAAGGTGATAATAGATAATTTTAGCGAGCAGCCAGCGGTCGGGCGTACTCCGGAAGAAGCGCACCTTGCGGGGCAAATGGCGCAAGAGGGAAATGCATTAGGCCACTGCGTAGGTGGGTACTGTACAGATGTGCTGGACGGGAGTTCGCGGATTATATCACTGCGCGATCAGCTTGGTCGGAGCTATGCTACGGTGGAGTTAAAGCAGGATCCACTTACAATGCGTGCACTACGCGGAGATATTGGAGAAGCTTCCCGGGTTAACGCGCAGAAAATGATTGCAGAAGGTCGCGAGCGTCCACGTAGCATTGCCCAAATCAAAGGCCCCGGCAACGGCGCGCCAGCGGACTATGTTAAACCTTACGTGCAGGACTTTGTTAAGTCAGGCAAATGGTCAGATGTTAAAGATCTGGACAACGCAGGGCTACTACCTTATAAAACTGCGATGGGGGGTATTGATCCTTACACTTACAAGCTCGGCACAGTTGATTACCAAGCCATAACTTTAGAGCCTGGCTATTATACTAAAGCTGAGTTAGCTGACGCATACGCAAAAGCCGGGGGTGAAATTGATCCGAGATACACCGATCAGCGAGGCGCTGCTAAGCCCGAACAGCTTGCCTTACTAGCCGGCGGAGCAGCTGCGGCAGCCTATCTCGCCAACGATCCTAATCCGGATACACTAGCTAACCTGTCAATGGCTCTTGGCGCTGGAGTTATTGCAGCACGCGGTGGTAAGTTTGCCGACCTACCCGAAGGGAAGTTGATTGAAACCTTCCGTGCTGGTGGCCGGGAAGGGGAGGCGGCAGCTGCGCAGATCTGGGAAGATACACATAGGCAGCTAGGCCGGACAATCGGCAACATGAACCGGCAGCTGGATGAAGCGGGTATCCAGGATATCAGTCAGCGAGTTTACGAGAAGGTGTTTAAAGCGCTGAAGCAATCCCCCGACGAGCCAGGTGGTTTTCGCGGAGACGCTAAGCTGTCTACATTCCTCCACGGAGTTGCGTCGAATGAGGTTAAAAACTCCTTCGCCGCCGCTAGCCGTCGACCAGCTACAGACTCCATGACCGTAGATGCGGAAGGCACGACAGCTGTTCCTGAAAAGTACATGATGGAGCAGAATCCTGAGCGTTACCAAAGCGCGGAGGATATAACGGCTAACAACCAGCTTGCTCAGCAAATGCAAAAGGCGTTGGACAAACTGCCTGAAGACTCTCGAGCGTTGTTTGAGTCTATCGAGATGGAAGGCCTATCGTACCAGGAAGCTGCAGATCGTTTTGGGATTCCTATTGGAACTGTCCGTTCGCGGGTCAGCCGGGCAAAGGATGCGCTTAGCCAAAGCCTTCGTCAGTACCGTACTCAAGGGGGAAAGATTGATGCAGATGCGGTAATTGCTCTGGGTGCGTTAGGCAGCGGGGTGGCTCTGGGGGCGTATCTGGACTCTGACAATCCTATCCGCGGCGGGGTGCTAGGGGCTATTGGCGTAGCCGGGTTTGGGGCGATGGCGAAAGGTAAGCCAGGGAATGCTCTTGATTATACCTTAGGACTAACATCAACTCGACTAGGCGGTGTGTCCCAACCATTACTCCGGCGTGCGAGAGATTACGAGCGTACAGTTATGGAACGGACGGATAGAGCACTGGACGCTGTAACGCCTTTTATTAAGGGGATTAAAAAACTACCAGCGGCAGCAGCTGACGCATTAAATCTAGCATTGCTGCGGAATGATCCAGGCGAAATTGCCGCCGCAATTAAAGGAAATCCTGCGCTGGTTGCCGGGTATCGGCAAGTGCAAAACCTTCTCGCAGCATTCCGTGCAGAGCAGATTAGCATGGGTCGCTTTGCTGCCGGGGTTAATGAGTATTTTCCGCGGGTAGTTAAAGATCTGGAAGGGCTTAAAGAAGCGCTAAACCAGCCAATGCGTACGCACCTGGAAACTTTGCTGGCGAAAGCTGAAGCAGATATGATTAAGACTCGTGGGCGCGGAATGACGGATGTAGAGCGCTCGCTTGTTGTTAACAGGGCACTGCAGACTGTTCCACCTAACGCAGCGCTGCCTGGATTTGCAAGAGCCCGAAGTGTAGATGTTACAGCAGATCTTGCACCGTTTTATTTAACACCAACAGAGTCATTGCTGCGGTATATCGTAGGCGCGGTAGAAGATGCGGAAGTAGCTAAGTTCTTCGGTAAAGATCTTGCGTCTAATAAACTAGCCAGCGGGCAACTTGCTACGAACGTAGATAAATCTATTGGCAATCTTGTGCAGACAGAGCTAGCAGCTGGCAAAATATCTCCCGAACAGCAGCTGGAAATTAAAAGCATACTTGAGTCTCGCTTTAAAGCTGGTGAGCAGCAGATGGGCGGGTTTTTGCAGGACGTGCGAAACGCAACTAACCTAGGATTGCTAGGTAACTTTGCTTCCGCTGCCACGCAGATTGGTGACTCAATGATGACTGCGTATCACCACAATTTAATGCCCACGCTTAGCGCGCTGCGGATGAAGCTGACAGGTTCTTCCCAAATCACAACAAAGGAATTTGGGCTGGTAAATCACATTGCGGAAGAAATGGGGAGTACGCGACTCAGCGGTAAGGCTGTGCAAACTGTGTTTAAGTACACAGGGTTTTCTGCGATTGATCAGTTTGCTAAAGGGTTGAACTTAAACGCAGCGTTGATTAAAAACCAAAAACTAGCGCAGACGCCGAAAGGCCAAGCGGCACTTGCAGAGCGTTGGGGGCAGGCGTTTGGCCCGGAGTTTCCGCAGTTGCTGGCAGATCTTGCAGGGAAGCGAATGAGTGAGCCGGTTAAGAGTTTACTCTTCAGCGAGCTGTCTAATACCCAACCTATCACGAAACTGGAAGTACCGCAAGCGTACCTTGACCATCCGAATGGGCGGATCTTATACCAGATGAAAACGTATATGCTAAAGCAGATTGATGTAGTTCGCCGCGATGCGTACCAGGAGATTGCGAAAGGTAACTATGTTAAGGGTGCGCGTAATTTAGTTGGGCTGGCCGCCGCACTGTCTCTTGCGAATATTCCAGGGGATCTTGTTAAAGATATGTTAGCTGGGCGGCCGATTGATTTGGATAAGATAGACTACGTAGAGAACCTGTTGCAGAACTTTGGCATTAATCACTATACAATGGGGAAGATTAACAGAGAAACGCTGGCTAAGGGAGTTAAAGAATTTGCCGTAGGAGCTGTTACGCCGCCGAGTTTGAGTATACTTAGCGACCTGGACAAACCAGAGCGGCTTATCAAGTACATCCCTGGCGTAGGCCGGCCACTGTACGATAGAGAGTTCGGCGGCAACGAAGCACGGAAGTGGGCAGAGCTAGTCCAAGCTAAGCGTAAGGAACGCGACCGCCTGGAGGAAGCGTCTCCTGCATTAAAGGCCGAACGTCTTCGCAAGGCCGAGGCTATCAAGCGCAAACGCAACGAGGCTATGCAAGCATTACCTTGAAAATAAATGGAACTAAAGTAACAGTCTCGGGTCTAACAGATTGTATGCGGTGGTTTTAAGTAGCATTGAAAGGCATAGCCATGGCTGGGTGGATTGATAGTTTACAGCAGATGCTGAGCAGCTGGGGTGCTATGTCGCCTGAGCAGCGGACAGACACGCTGCAGAAAACTGAATCGCCTATCCAACCCAGGCGGCAAAAACCTAGCCTAGGGTATGATCCAGATGAACCTTTGAGCTTTGTGCCGAATCTCGGTTATCTAGATCCGCGTAAACCTAAAGCGCCTGAGCGCAGCATTGATCGAGGTGGAGCAGCTTCTATTGCTAACGCGCAGCGACAGGCAGAAAACACTGGCGTGCTGACGAAAGAGCTTGGTCAGTACTTTCCAGCAATAGCTATGACGGAAGGCTGGGGGCCTAACATGGGCGTGAAGATGGGGACTACCGACAACGCCCTGTATGCTTCTCAGCGGACTAAAGATGCTCTTGCAAAAATGAACTTGCGAGAAGGCAAAGACTTTATTGTTGTAGATGTGCGGAGTAAAAAAGACGGCAAAATGTATCCGCACTATATTGCAGGCCAAGACCTAGAATTTGCGGATGTGCCTAAGCTGGCTGCGGTGTACCTTGGCGAAGCTGCGAAAGTCCGAGCAGCTAAAGGAGACGTTAGTCTTGCTGGCGCAATAGAAAAGTATAATGGCAAGGGCAAAGCAACAGAAATTATAGGCGGAAAGCGGGTTCCAGCGGACTCTAAAGCTTACGTAAAAAAAGTTATGGAAGCGTTTGATCTGCGTAACCATCCGACTAATGCAGAGTTTTACAAACACTACAACAGTATTTATAAGAGGCAAGACTGATGGTCGGCCGCGCAGACTTTCTTGACCTCGGCGACTGGAACGCGGTATGCTACCAGTGCGGAAGGAAACGGAAAGCCAGTATGCTTATGCGGCATTGGCAAGGGTATTACGTTTGCCCGGAGCACTGGGAGACTCGGCAACCGCAGGACTTTGTACGGAGCGTCCCGGATGTGCAGACGCCGCCTTGGGCGCAGCCAATGCCAGCAAATGTGTTTGGACTGATGTGTACGCCGAATGGACAGAGCGCTGTGCCAGGGCAGATGGAACCTGGGTGTATAGTGCCGGGGTGGTTAAGCACTGCGTATAATCCGGAATCGGATATTTAAGGAATTTTATGCCACTTCATGTACCGTTTATAGATAATGACGTATCGTCTGGCAACCGCGTTATGGCGGACTGGTTGAATGGCGTTAACAACCATACCTATGGGCCGGTTAATAATCTGGTAGGAGATGGGACTACAACGGTCTTTGCAATTTCGGGAGCTGCAAGATCTGTCTATATTAACGGTGTTTATCAGAATATAAATACTTACACAACGACGACTGCTAGTATTACGTTTAGTCAGGCTCCGCCTTACACATCCCTTATTGAAGTTGTTTGCAACTAGGAACTTGTTATGTTAAAAAACGCTAACTCGATTATCAACGCCAGCCAGATTGCAACGCCGATTTCATTGCCCGGTGACGTTACGCTATCCACCGGCAACCTCATCATCGGCACAGCAGGCAAAGGCATTGACTTTTCGGCCACAGCAGGCACAGGCACAAGCGAGTTGCTGGCTGACTATGAAGAGGGTACTTGGACGCCTACCGTTTCTGGCTTTGGATCACCAACGTACATCACACAAACAGGCGAATATACGAAAGTTGGAAATCTTGTCCACATCACAGGAAAACTGCATTTCTCAGGCGCAAGCGGCGCAAGCGCAATTTCAATTGGTGGGTTGCCTTACGCATCTGCTGACCCAAATGACGCCTATCAACGAGCCTCGTGTTTTGTTGAGGGTGATTGGGTGGGCGCTTTAACTTTTATCGCCAGTTACGGAATGTTCAGAACAAACGGTTCCAGTTTGCAAGGTGTGAAAAATTCGCTAGGATCGTCTGCTCTTGCGGTTGCGTCTGATTTTTCGGCAGAAGCATCGTTTAATTTTAGCTTGACGTATTATGTTTAAGGTAAACAAATGAGCTTGACAAAAGTATCTTATTCAATGATTGAAGCTGCGCCTGTCAACATTGTTGACCTTGGCGCAAGTCCATCCGCAAGCGCTGCAACAAATGACGCAGCAATCGTTGCGGCTGTTGCTCAATGCAACACGTTAATTCGGCCAAAACTTGTCATTCCTTCTGGCGAATACACGATCAGCAACACAGCAATTTTTGATTTGCCAAATTATTCAACAATGGAGTTTATTGGCTCTTTTGTAACCGCAACAGGAGTGCCTGCAATTCGCATTGGCAGTGCATCTGCAAACCGCTTTGGATACCGAGTAACTGGCATTAAGGTAAGTCGAACAACTGTTGACACGGCAGGGACTTCTGTTGGCGTCCAGCTTCGCAACATTGTTTGGTCTTACATTGACATTAGATCAGTCACAAATTTCAAAGATGGTGTTTATGTTTTTGCTGACCAAGGTAACGGTGGTGTCAGCTACAACGAAATCCATCTTGGTCAATTGCATGACAACAGAACAAACTTGTTGATTCAAGCAAACGGCACAGCCAGTGGTTATGTCAATGAAAATTTGTTTTTTGGTGGCAGTTTTAACCATTCTTCTGGTTACCCCGCAGTTACAACCACAAACATTTATCTTGATTACGATGGTGTTTACCGAAATAACAACAACCGATTCTTTAGCCCATCGCTTGAAGATAATTCAACCCTTGCTGTTGCCGCTGTTATCAATGGCGACAACAACATTATTTTTCACCCGAGGCTTGAAAGAACAACAAGCCAAAGCACATACGAGATTCAGTTCACTGCAAACTCAAGGGAATGTCAACTAATAAGCAATGGCTTTACAGTTGTTAACTCCAACATAAGTGATTTGGGTGACACTAACTCTTATGTGACAAGACAGGGCACGACATACAAGGCTCAGACTGCGGCATCTGCTGGTCAAGCTGTTTTTTCTGGCCAATCCACAGCAACATCAGCGGCTAAAATTTATTTAGCCAAAGATTCTGCGGGAGTTGAAAGATTCTATGTGTTGGGTAGCGGCGATGTTATCTCAAGCACAAAAGGTTATTTTGAGACAGGAACACGCTGGTCATCCGCTAGTGGATCACTTAATGATCGTGGTTTGTTTAACGGAACAGGATCGCCAGAAGGTGTTTTAACTGCTGCACCAGGCTCTTTGTACTGCAACAACTCTGGTGGTGCAGGAACAACTTTGTACGTTAAAGAAACAGGCTCTGGCAACACAGGATGGGCTGCAAAATGAAAATCATCAGAGACAAAGACGGCAATTTGATTAACATTGGTGAATGGGACACTGAGGATGGATTGCACCCTATTCCTGAAGGCGCAACTGAGCATGAAGCTGAAGTTTTGATTGGATACGATGGTGGTCTTTATTTAGCTGACGATCCACGAAGGTTAGGATAACCGTACCAGTTCGGACAACTGGAAGCCTTAATGCTTGACTGGATGGTTAGGCTGGAAACAAGGAAATGATATGTTGGAAAAAGTTATCTCTGTTGATCTGATTGAAGTCTTGGAAAACGGCTCCGTGCAAGTTCGCACTAAGACCGCCATCATGGAAGATGGCAAGCAGATCAGCGGCACGTTCCACCGTCACGTTGTTGCCCCCGGTGATGACTACAGCGCCGAGGATGCCCGAGTGAAGGCTATCTGCAAAGCAACGCATACGGCGGCTGTGGTGGCTGCTTACAAGGCTGCTGCCAAGTCATGATTCGCACTGCCTCTGGCCTGATCTTGCGATACATGAAAGCCTGTGGTTTTCAGGGCTGGACTAGCTTTTGGGGCGTGATCTACATGGCGCCAGGCTATGAAACGCACGAAGCATTGATACGCCACGAACGCAAGCACCTAGAGCAGATGCAGCGCGATGGCAAACTGGTGTACCTGATTAAGTACAGCTTTTGGCTACTGCGCTATGGCTATAAAATGAACCCCTATGAAATCGAGGCGCGAGCCGCCGAATAACTTTGAAAGACTACTATGCTTACTACACCTGAAGCAATTGCTTTTGCCCCCCTTGGGCCGACTGTATCATTCCTTGCAGCTACGCCCACGCCACCCACGGCTGCGCAAGCTACGACTAATACAGGAGAAACTCCAACAGGCTCGTACCGCGTAGTTAACTCGGGCGCAGTCACGGTGTTCTTGGGCGTTGGAACATCTAGCGCACGGGCTATTACGGCGGCTAGTACGCTGGCGACTTCAATTCCCCTGCTGCCGGGGGCGGTTGAGATTCTTCGCTTTGCCCCAAATCTTTACTTTACCGGTCTGTCTGCTTCAGGCACGGCGACAGTCTATGTAACCCAAGGCGGCGGGATATGACAGACGATGATTTTAAGCGTCTGGAAAGCAAGGTAGACAAGCTGACCGATGCCGTTGGCAAGCTGATCTTGTTCGAGGAACGGCAAGCTAACCAGGGGCAACGCATAGGAGCAGTTGAAGCACAACTCAGCGTCCACGACGATGCGCTGCACCGGGTTGATCAAAAGATTGACCAGTGGGTTAACCGCGGCATGGGCGTTTGGGCTGCGGCGGCAATCGTGTTCAGTCTTGTCCAGTTCTGGAAAAAATGATTGACGTAACCAAGGCCATTGGAGCAGTCGCGGCCAGCATTGCAGCCATTGGCGGCGGTTACACCTTGGCAGACAAGTTTGGCTGGTTTGACAGGGCTATATTGGAGTGGGCGCCAGAGCATTTTAAGATCACAGCAGCCGCTGGACAGCCCATCAACGTCACAGTGGCCCGAATCAAAAAGCGCGATGACTGCTCTGTTGAAAGTTTTACGCCAAGCATTAGGGATGCGGCAGGCATGGTGCATGAGGCAACGACAACAGCAAGCAAATTCAGCGGCCCAGCAGGGCCACAGATTGATACGTTTACCTACCAGTTAACGATGGTGCGAAAAGAGAAGATTGCGCTGGGTGCAGCTACTCTGCTGGCGACGATTAAGTACAAATGCCCAGAGGGTGAGCGCGTTGTGCAGTATCCCCGCCACGCAAACCTGTCATTTTTATTGGAGAAATAATGGACTGGCTCAAACAGATTGCACCAACTATTGCCACTGCACTAGGTGGCCCACTGGCAGGCATGGCGGTGTCTGCTATCTCAAAAGCCATCGGCGTAGATGAAGCAAAGGTTGGCGACCTAATCAGCAACAACAAGCTAACCGCCGACCAGATCGCGCAGGTGAAACTAGCTGAAATTGAATTGCAAAAGCAGGCGCAAGAACTTGGCTTGAACTTTGAAAAGCTAGAGGTTGAAGACCGCAAGAGCGCCCGGGATATGCAGGCCACGACTCGCTCAATGATGCCGCCATTGCTTGCTAGTGCTGTGACCATTGGATTCTTCAGCATCATGGTGATGATGTTCTTCAACCAGATCGACTCCAGCAACCCCGCTATTCTGATGATGTTGGGCAGTCTTGGTACAGCCTGGACGGGCATCATTGCTTACTACTTTGGTTCCTCTGCCGGTTCTCAGGCTAAGACTGATTTGTTGAGCAAAAAATGACACCGCACTTTACCCTTGCCGAGTTGACGCACACTGATCACCGCAGCCTAGACAACACGCCAAACGCGCAGGAGTTGGCCAATCTTCAACGGTTGGCTGAGTTTCTGGAGACAATCAAATCCACATTGGGTGGCAAACCAATAATGATCAACAGCGCCTTCAGGTCAAAGGCCGTTAATGACGCCGTGGGCAGCAAAGACAGCTCTCAGCATAGGCTAGGACTAGCTGCTGACTTCCGAGTTCCTGGGATGGCTCCTGATGCCGTTGTGAGGGCGTTGCTGCACTTGCCCTATGACCAAATCATCCGCGAATATGACGCCTGGACGCACATCAGCATCAGCGACAAGCCCCGGCGTCAGGCGCTAATCATTGACCGCAGCGGCACACGTTTGTTTGCGTAGCAGGCGCATTGCATCCTTGAGGTCACCGCGCAACTGCTCCAACGCCTCTTGCTGCTGCTGAAGGCGGATGTAGGCGTCTAGGGCGAACTTGTCCAGTGTCGTGCGTTCCCAGGCTGCAAAGTTCGGTAGATCGTTCAATTTAGCGTTTTCAGTGACCATTTTTAGCTTTCAGTTTGGCTTCCACCGCCAGTGCAATCGCCATGTGATTCCCCGTCTGCCAAAACTCATCGGTGTCAATTTGTGCGAGGTCTTCTGCCTCCAGTCCTACCCACGGGCGCTGTGAGCAAACGTGCCCGCAGCGGGGGCAGTCAACAACTTGCTCTGGCTGTGCTGCCTGCCATCCTGCCCATGCCCAGTACGCTGCTGAATCTTCCTTAAAGGGGTTTGCCGAGTCGTCATAGTCGCTGTCCCACCAGTCGTTGAAACTGGCGCTAGTGCGTTTCCACTGTGCTGCGTCAGTCATGGTTTCTCCTTGATGTTGTGGGCGGCTTCGATGGCTCGGGCAAAGCTGTGGAAATCGTCCCCGCCATAGCCTGCTGACCGTTTGTAAAGCTTTTCAATCTCCTCATCCGTCAGCGGCTTGCGCTGTGCTGCCTTGCCGTCGTAATAATAGACCTGCGTGTCATCGTCGTCTTCGTTGATCATGTCAAGTACCCCAATACAAAAGCCAATGCCGCAAGCGACACCAGCGAGATTACGCTTGCAATGCCAAGTGCCACCCAATCGGGGCGGTACAAGTCTTCGTCGTCGTTCATGCCCGATTCCCCCTACTTGGCAGGCTGAACGCTCGCAGGCTACCTACTCTCGGCACTTGAGCGGTGTAATCACCATCACCGATCTTGTACTCCGGTCGCTCCCACAGGTCGTTATGCCCTGCTTGAACTTCCTCGGGATTCTTCACTCGCTCAACATACGGCCCGAGTGCCCCAACGGACTTTTTAATTTCTTTGCCAACAATGTTGCTAGGTTTTCTAGCTAAGTGCAGAGGCAAAGCCTCTCGTTCTGGTTTTTTCATAGCATTCTCACTTTCGTTTTCTTTCCGTGTTTAGTGTAACATTGGACTTGACCGTTGGGTAGTAACTCCCAGGCCGCATTTTCTCCGCACATAGCCTGTGCGTCGGCTTCTAACTGTGCCCACTTCTCTGCAAGGCGATGGTGTGCCTGGGCTTGAGCAGCAGCGGCCTGAGCAGCACGGACTTCCCCCGGCCAGTCTAACAGGTAGCTAGTGCTTAGTACTCCTGCAATAACGATTGCAAGGAGGGTGTTGATGAAACTGTGGTATAATCCACGCGGTTTATGAAATCGTAATTCGCGCATAGTAAATCCAAGTTAGGGAGAGGTTGCCTGTAGCATGATACCTGCTGCAGTGTTGATGATGCGGAGCTGGCCGGAGTTGATTGCGCCGGAGAGGATGCCTTCGAAGTCGCGGAAGTCGGGGAAGTAGATATGGATCATCTTGTAAGCATCGTGGTAGGGGACGGAACCTTTGCGGCGGACGAAGTCGATGAAGCGCTCGGCTTGCATAGAGTCTTCGGTGCGACCGATGCGAGAGAAGACTCGGTGCATATCTTTTTCTAGGTCTTCTAGCATCTCGTTAGCAAGCTGGAGATCTTCGGAGGTCAGGATCAAGGAGCTGGAGCGGGAGGCGGAGAGCACCATTGCGACCTTGTGCATATGGGTTTGCTTGCGGGCGGCGTAGCCTTCCAGCATCTGGTCATCCATGCGGGAGGCGGCGTCCTTCCAGAACCTCTCGTACCAAGCGCGGCCCCACTCGCGAGCGCCGGAGGAGATCGTGTAAGGGCCGGTGAGCATGGCGATGCGCTCGAGGTCTTCGATAAGCTTGACACGCATCTCGGTGTCGCCAGCACCTACTTGCTCGTCAACGTAGGCAACGTAGCGTTCTTTGGTGTCTCCGTAGACAAAGATGCAGCGGGAAGACAGTCCGCCGCCGATCATTGCTTGGGGCATATTGTCAGCAATCCAGTGCGGGGTAGTGCCAGCTTGCAGGTTGATCCAGGGTGCTTCTATGATATCATTCCCTGACATTTTGGTGATCTTTTCGTAAGTTTTCTTTCCATCCCAGAGCTCGATGAGTAAGTTTATCATCTCCTTGTCTTGCAGGTTGAGGAGCGAGCCGAGTTCCGAGGCGACTAGGGTGAGCGGCGACATAGGATGCCACTCGGCATTGTACTCGAAGGACTCGGAGGCGGACGCGAAGGCGGTGACGAGGGCTTGCCAGGTGATAGCGTTAGGCCCGAACTTGATGCCGGGCACTTGGCGAAGCAGGTCAGTCGATATGTCGATGGTGGTGGACTTGGCGATGATGCCTGGCGGCCCTACGAAGATGATGTAGAAGGAAGGATACCAGCAGAAACGCTTCATGTCAATCCAGACCCTGCGGCGAAGGCAACCGGCGACTGTGCCTACGGCACTCCAGAAGTGCATACGCTTCGGCGCCTCGGTGACGGACGCGTACTGGAGGTACTGAGGAATCCAATCAGGGTAGTTACGGGTCATACACAATCTCCCCAGGAGACAGCGGAAGTCTTGACGCCTGTGGGGATGATCAGGGGCGGGTCGTAGGGAATCTCGATGCGGGAGTGCTTCTCCATGAGAGGGAGGATCGTAGCGGAGCGATGCGTGGGGAACTGTCCAGCAAGGGAGTCGTGGACTTGGAGGAGCACTTGGACTTCCGGAATGTTCTCGTAGAAGGAAGTCCAGATCCGATTGATCAGGATGCCAACAGTGGACTGAGGAACCCAGGCAAGGGCTTCGGGGAGAAGCGCTTCGAGCCTGTCGAATATGTACCAGCGGTAGCCCCAGCGGTTCTCAACAAAGCGATGGCGGTTGATCTGGTCAAAGGTGCGAGTATGCCACTCTCGGATGCCCGGATGGGCGGAGAACCAGTACTTCTGCGCAACGTCGATTTCGTGGATCGTGCGGCCAGTGTGACCTGCAACAGTCTTTGCACCTCCGCCGTAGTTGGTAGCGTGGCAGAACACCTTGGCGAATTCCCTAGCGTGCTTAAGCGGAGCGCGATGGTCGCGGTAGTTCGGGTGGGATTCTACCAGCTCGTCAAGGGGGGGCGGGGACTTCTTAGCTAGAATGTACGCGTTGAGCAGGTGCATATCGACGCCCTGGAGCATGGCGGCTATCCAGTCCGGTTCGGCAGCCTCGCGTACGACTACTTGAAGATCCGCCCTATCCAGATCCATGTCGAAGAAAGTGAAGCCTGGATCTGGGCCGTACATACTGCGAATGTTCGGGAGAGTGAAGTCCATAGAGCCTCGAGCCGCGGCCTTGCCGGACGATTTACTCTTTTCAGAAGGGATTGTTTGGAGATTTCCGCCAGATCCGAAGGGGTTCTTGGACGAAGAAAGTCGATAAGAATACGGCGCAGATTTTCCACCGGCATCTCCTGCTATGTTGAAGGAACAACGCATCCGGCCGTCGTCGTCTAGAGGCATCATGACGAAGTCGCCGAGGAACTTGTTGAGGGTACGAATGTCTGCGATAGCGTTGCAGAGAGGCTTGACGAGAGGCTCTTTGGCCGCGATCTTGCTGAGGGCTTCGTCATCGCAGGTTGGGTTCATCGTTGTCTTGCCGGCTAGGATGACGCGCTTGTAGATGACGGGTTGCTTGAGGTCATCGTAGAAGAGCGTCTGCATCTGCTTGGGGGAGGCAGGGTTGATTGAGTGTCCTAGGACATTGTGGAGAAAGGCTTCGCGGTGGGAGAGCTCTTCCTGGATATCAAGGGCCATTTGGTTCTTGATCTCGTGACGGATGCGGACTCCACGGAGCATCGCGCGCAGGACAGGGTAGAAGAGCTTCTGCTGGTGTATGTCAACCTCAGCAAGGTGCATGGACTCAGCGACTTGCTGGAGGACTTCACCGGACTCTCGCGTGTATACGCAGTCTTGGAGGTTGTAAGTCCAGCGTTGTTCCTCCGGAACGTCAGAGGCAATCTTCCCTTCGTCTTTCCAGTAGACGTACCAGTCCGCGTACATGGAGGCGATGAAGGCTAGGCCCTTGGGCAGCGCGCAGAAGACGCTGTGCTGAGTTATCATTGTATCCTGGCCGCCGTTCGGGATAAAGTGCCAATGGCGGTAGACATACTGCGCGTCGTAGAGGCCGTTTTGCCAGCGCACCTTGACGTTCTTATGCGTAAGCAAGCGATAGATTGCGAAGACAATCTGAGACTCCTCGTCGGCAGACCAGTAGCCCTCTGGCTTGCCGCGCGCCATCAGGGGGATGCACAGAGCGTCTTGGCGCGACCAGCTGAGGCCGATGCAGTCTATATGTCCTCCGCGTGTCTCGATATCGAAGTCAATCCAGACCGTCTCGGCGAATGCGGTAGCGTCGGAGTGCAGGGCCTGGAGGCAAGTGAGTGCTTGCGGGAACGTCGGGCGGACTAGGAAGTTCCAGGTTGGCTTGTTATCGTAGACGCGGGAAGTCATGTGACGCTTGAGGCGGCGGAGGTCGGAGAGGACTACCGCACGCTGGTTCCACTCGCGAATGACTGCGCCAGGGGTAAGGGTTGGTATGACCTTGATGCTGTCGGAGGTTGACAGGAGTGACCCGCGCCACTTGAGCACACCCCAGTGGCCGGTTAGTGCCCAGAGCGCTAGGTTGCCCATGGCCAAGATGATGTTCGGCTGCACCATCTGGATTTCCGTGAGGAGTTCTGCGTAGCCCTCGTGGATGTGGTAGGTGCAGTACTTGTCCTTGAGCAAGGTGTGATGGGCGGATATGTCTTTCTTTTTCAGGGCAATCCAGGTGGACAGCTGGCCCAGCGGGGGACGCTCCTTGCAGACGTAGGTAGCGTAACACTCTGAGCGCATCACGCCGACTTCGTGGAGCATACGATTAAGCTCCATGCCGGAGGCTCCGTCGAAGGGCTGACGGTCACGCTCGGCAGGGAACTCCCCGACGATCATCACGCGAGTAGGGATAGGGCCTTCGCCTTTTACTCGCATCAGAGTCCAATCGACAAGTCAAGTTCTTGCTGAGCGCGAAGATCCGCGATCCGCTTGCAAGCGATGCCGTAGCTGGACTGATCCATCTCGATGCCAGTTGCTCGGGCTTTCATCGCATGGGCAGCGGGGAAGACAGGCCCGCTGCCACAGAATGGGTCAAGGACAGCTTGGCCAGGGAGGACGGATCGGCGAAGGAGGTCTTCGAAGAGCGCTACAGGTTTCTGCGCGGCGTGGCCGAGGTTGCTGTCGGGCGGGTAGTCAAGGACGTCTCCGAGCATCTTGAGGATAGGTCGCTTACCCTTGACGGCGTAGAGGAGAATCTCGTACTTACGCTGCGGGCCTTGCTCGGGCCAGGGTGCGCGCATACCGGACTTCTTGTACCAGATAAGCGGAGTACGGAAGACATTCCAGCCGGCCTCGACCATCAGGGATTTGAGCTGGGCGAACTTGTCAAAATCGCAAAAGCAGTAGAGATGCGCTTGAGGCTTTGCGATACGGTAGCCCTTGAATGCCAGGGCGGTGGCGCAACGCATGAAGGTTTCGTAGCTGTCCTCGTAGCCGTGAGCGCCGGCAGCTAAGCCGCCCGAGTCTCCGAACTCATCTGCGCTCATGCCGTAGGGAGGATCGGTGATGATGCAGTCGAAGCTGTCAGCAGGGCAGGCATCCATCCAGTTGATTGAGTCAGCGTGGACTGCCTGGTGCATATCGGCGGTGAAGGTCTTGCCGACCGACGCCCCGAGCTCCCTGTGCTTTATAGCGGTCTCTTCCTTGCGGAGGATCTTAAAAGCTTCATCGACGGTTTTCGCTGCTTTGATGGCGGGATTGTCCAGGTGACCTGCAACGATAAGTTCCCGGCGAGTGTTTTCTTGATGGATACCTTCGGAGCTCCCGCGAACCTCAAGCGAGATGTCAGCTGTAGTAGGCGGCGGTGCTCCCCGCTGGACTGCCTGGGCGGTACGAAGTGTGTTGAGGCGAGCATGGGCGGCTGCGCGCTCTTGCCATGTAAGGTTTTCACGATGGATGTTCTCGGAGAGTTCAGCTTCCTCTGCCGCCAGTGGGTCTAGGTCGCTGAGGAGAGTGTAAGGGATGCTGTTCGCACGGACGCGCTCGCCGTCGTGCATGATCTCCCCGCCTAGGGCGTATATGTCCTTGACTGCTCGGAGGCGACGCTCGCCGGCGACTAGGTAGTAATCGTCGCCGACTATTCGCAAGATGATAGGGTGGAGAAGCCCCTGGGTCTGCAGCACCTCGGAGAACTCGCGTAGCTTGCCTTCCTCGAATACTTTGCGTTGGCGATCTGCTGCGATCTTGATTGCGTCTACGTGGATGAGTTTCATGAAAGTCCTAAGAAAGAAGAAAAAGGGGACGAGCACCGAAGCACTCGCCGCCCTAGCCTGGGGGATCAGCTCGGCAGGATAGCGCCGACGCGTTCCTGGATGGACTCGTTGTAGAGTTCATGCTGCACCTTGACCATGACGGTCTTGCCTTGCAGCTGGCGCCAGGCCCACGGCACACCCGCGACGTTGGTTCCGGTGGCTTCTCGGTAGTCTTTCTGCCGGCGATTTTTGCCCTTGGAATTGTCCAGTGCGCCCTGTGCGGTCAGGTCGAGAAACGCGCGGTCGCTGAGGGTGATCTCTGGCGGGATGCCGAGACCCTGGACGGACGGGGGAACCTGCACACGCAGCGGGATAATCATGGAGACCCAAGGCTTGCCAGCATTATCGCCCTTGCTGATTGTGCCAGAGCCGGTGGTGATTTCGCCGATGACTGCGAGGTACAGGCCGTTAGCGTGCTCGGGGTTCTCCGTGGGAAGCGGAGGACGCTTCTCGTTGACTTCGGTAACTTGCGCGTCGAGGAACACGCTGGGATCGAACTGACTTGTACTCATATGAGTAACTCCTGTGTGGTTAACTGGGGACACTTGGCGCAGTCCCCTTCTCGCATCTGACTAGAGATACATTGTTTCCTTGCCGATGATCTTGACTTGCGTACCATTGGCGAAGGAGGAGAGAGGGCCAGGCTGCTTCATCGCGCCGAGAATCCAGGCTACGACTTCCTTCTGCGACAGGCCGGGAGGTTGGGTGACTTTAACCGCCAGGGTGAGGGTGGTGAAGGAACGCTTGGTCATCACACACCTCCGGAGCGCTTGGCCCAGATATCCATGACCTGCGCGAAGTCGGGGGTGATCTTGCTGCGGTATCCAAGGCTGCGCGTCTTGGTGTCCACTCCGTAAGCGGCAGTGTCCCACCAGAACTGCGCACCGTCGCGCGTGGTGTAGATGATGTCGCTGAACAACGTGGGGATCTCGGTCGCTAGGGCCTTGCCGATAGCCTTAATCATGACCTTGGTGGACTGCGTGATCGAGTCGGTCTCGCGGTCTACGTGAGCAGTCATGACGAACGGACACTCCATGCCCTGGGTGCAGAGGCGGAGGAAGTTCATCAGGTTGTTCTGGGCTACGCCGTAGTCGCCGGGGCTGGCCATCGGGCGGGAGCCGATCTGCATTTTCATGGCAGCATTACTGGTCTCGGTGAGGGAGTCCATGACGAAGATCCTGCGGGAGGAGAACGCGTCGATAGGGCCGAGTTCCTTGCCGGTTCGGTCATCTTTGAAGTTGCTGCAGGACTGAAGGATTTTCCAGAACGCATTGTTGTCCCCGCCTCGGTTGCCGTCTACTGACTTGGCCAGGGCTTCGTAGGACAGCTTGCCTACGTTGTCGGCGGTAGCCATGAGGGACTTGAGGGAGATGGGCCGAGTCCCTTGCTGGTGCCAGAAGACACAAGCCGGGGGTTCTTTGCCCTTGTCGCGGAAGTAGCCGAGGAGCGTCTCGAGTCCGTTTTCTGTAAACAGCACGGCGACCTCGAATCCGTTCTTGTCTGCCCAGTCGCAGAGCGTACCGATGGCGTAGGTTTTGCCCGTCCCGCCTAACCCCATGAGGCAGATTTTCGGGCCGACAAGTACTTGCTTGTCTTTAGTAACCAGGGATGCTGGTGTGATAGTGGTCATAAGAGACTTTCAAAGTAAGCTAAATGTACGTCCAACTCGCGCTTGATGCAGTCGTAAGACAGCTCGTCGAGATTGTAGACGAGTTCGCCAGTGAGCAGAGAACCCGGGATGTTCCAGGGATCACGATGCTGGCGGCAGGAGACCTCGGCGACCCGGAAGCTGTGGGGGTTGCCCTTGGCGTCCTGGAGAATCACTCGTGCCCAGATCTCTCCGCAGGTGGCGCAGAAGTACGCGCGAGAAGGCCAACCCCAGCTGTCCGCTGCTTGCGAAGCATAGCGGAACGTGCCGAGGTAGGTCTCCTCTGCGATGATGTACCCAGCAGGCACTAGTCTACCTGTACTGTTTCAGTCCGAGCGACTGGATCCCAGCGTCGGCGCTGGAACTGTTGCTCTAGCAGCGGGGTAGGGTCGCGCATCTGGCAGACGGACTTGAACGGACAGCCGCCGTACTCCGCGCAAGCGTGATCGAGATTCCAGTCCCAGTACCCGGACTCCCATGCCTGGATCATTCGCTTGGCGTCTCGGATGAGCTGCTCGTACCAGCGGTCGATAAGCCACTGGGGGCGGTAGGTGATTGCTTGGAGAGTGTCGTACTTGGTTTTGAGGATGCTGACTCCTCGGACAAGAAAACCGTCCAGTTTAATCCCCGCTTTACTAGCACCCCAGACATACCCAGTGAACTGAGATCGTAAGTCCCATTGGCGAGGCCAACTAGCCCCGAGCTGGGAAGTGGTTTTATCATCTTCTCCAAGGTGCATCCCTTCATATTCACACATCATGTCCATGCGGCCTGAGTACAGCAGTGGATCTCCGGTTACTGGGTGAGTCAAATCAATTGGCTCGAGAAAGGAGAACTCGATGCCTCGCTTACCACCCGGCAGGGTCATCGGGATCGCCTTGTCCTCCCCAAGACGGTACTGGGAGAAGTAGTACTCCAGCGCCCCGGCAGTACGCTCGGCGGACTTCGCGGACTCGGGGGGGCACTCGAAGTCTCCGTAGGCAGTCAGCAACGCCTTGAGACCCAGGGCAAGGGAGTCTTCCGGAGACCTCCCGTCGATGTAGTAAGCTACCCGAGCCTTCTCAATTCCGGTTGCGTAGGCAGCTCCGGCGTGGAGATGGACAGACTGGTCACGGAGTTTCCAGTGCTGCATGAACTCGAGATAGGCTTTCTGGGGACAGGACTTAAACGCCGCCATAGTGGTGGAGTCAAGGACTGCCGGAAAGGGCGGACGCTGGCGGGTCATACGGAACTCTCCAGGCAGAGGAGTTTCTGGATTTCTTCTTTAATCTCCACGACTTCCTCTTCTGCTTCCAGGTGGATCTTGGCGATAGCTTTCTCCATGACAGCTACGCGAGCTGGGATGAAGTTATCAGGCACCTCGAACTCAACCTCATGCTCATAGGGAGTTATAAGAACATAGTCTTTTGAATCCGGTTCCCAGGCTTGGAAACTGTACTGCGGCGGATCGCCTGGCTTGGCGTAACGGCTGAAATAGGCTACAATATAGCCCTTGATGGTCATCTTCATTTAGCTTCTCCTAGACTCGAGGGTGAAACTGCACCCACAACAGATTTGGTTACAGATCATCCAGCTCGTCGAGCATGGCATCTTGGCTTGGCGCAGCGGAGCGCTTGCCGGGTACGCGCTTGGCAGCAGCAGCAGCGGAGGCAGCCCCGAGGCGACCTGCGCGGAGGAATATCACGCCCTCTTTCATCTCTTCAAGGGTGAGTGTGCCCTCGGCGGCACGAAGGCGCCAAGATGCGATCTTGGACTGAAGTTCCAGCGGGATAGGATTACTCATTTGCGCTCAGCAAGGTGCGTAGTGCCTTGACTGCCTCGGGGGAGCCGGCGACTGTGAACGCGCCCGGCTGAGTGTTGGTGAAAGGGGCGAGATCGAATTGCTCAGCGGTGAAGTACCCGCGGAGCAGGTCGATCAGGAAGCGAGAGTACCCGCCGTGAGGCACGCGGCCTTCCAGCTCGGAGTACAAGTGCGAAGTGAGCTGGACGTAGAGAGGCAAGGGGAGTGCCACGTTAAGCTGCTGCGAAGGAATGATCGACTTGGTCTTAGTCATCGTAGGCTCCTAGGAGGAGATCTCCGTCCTCATCGGCGGAAGCGAGTTCGAAGCTAGCGCGGACGTTAGCGATGATAGCTTGCATTGCTGCCTCCTCGTCTTCTCCCTCCACGGTAACGGAAGTCCAAGGGTCATCCCAGTCAAGGGACGAACGGGGTCTGACGAATATGCGAATCATAGTGGTTGGCCTAGCTGGGTGAGGAGGAGCGTGATGGTTGCGCGGGAGAGGTCGCGGAGAATATCGGTCTTCGCGGGGAGGATGATGAGCTCCGTGAGGGAGCTGCCGGGGCGAGCGAAGAGTGTGTCGGCGGCGAGTTCGACGCGATCTAGGTGCCCTTCGCCGAAGACTGCGTAGACAGCAGCGGACGGGGAGGAGACGCCGAGAGTGCGGAAAGCGAGAGGGAGAGTGGTGAGGCGCGACTCGTGCCACGCGCGCCTGGGGGTTGGTGCTACGTCCTGGCCAGTCCACCAGCTGCCGCAGAGGGTCTCGGTGGCTTCCACTGGCATGGGAGGATCTTCGCGGACGAGTCTGCGAGAACCCGGCTGCCCGCGATGCAGGTACTCGGTGAAGTTACCAAGCAGCGCCTGGGTGTCGGAGTGGATGAGAGCGATACCGCGGGAGCGATACCAGCTGGAAGGAGCCGCTGCCGGAGTTGGCGTGGCTGCGCGAATCGTAGCGATAGCTTCGCTGAATAGATCGTCTAGGGAAGTTTCCATGAGTGAGCCTCGGTTTGCGCGGATTATACAATCATAATCCGCATTGATTAGACATGAACTGTTTGCAAAAGTTCCACAGTTATGCGGGTTCTTTTTCCAGCTCGGGACGCGGGCCTTCGCCGTTGCGGAAGAGCCGCCAGGACTTGAGCAGCAGCGCGCAAGCGGGATCGGCGATGGCAGCTTTGTTGAGGATCTCCGCAATCCCCTGGCTGCGCTTCCAGACCGAATGGTCATCGCTGTACTGGTAGTGCCAGTCATGCCGAGAGCAAAGCTGGTGGAATTCTTGAATTGTCATAGGTTGAGCCTTGGAGAGAGCCTTGGAAAAAACACCGGGGAGGCGAGCTTTATAGTCCCGCCTCCCGATGCCCCCAGCAAGCGAGGCTCAATTCATCTTGCCGAGTCGGAGGATGTGACCACCCTTCCTAGTGCCTATGGGCCACTGAAGGCCCACAAGGGTTTGCTAGACCAGCTGGGGTTAGAACATCGCCAGCTCAGCGTCTGCGTCAACCTTGGCGACTTTGGCGAGCTTGGCATCTTCCATGCGCTTGATGATGACGCCAGTCTTGGTTCCGGCCACGCGGAAGGAATCGTACAGGGCACGGCGGGTGAGTGCCGAGTCTGCGTCGAGTTTCTTCTGCAGGTAGGCTTTGACGGTCGCCACGTCTTTGCCAGTGGCTTCGCAGATCGCCTGGACTACGACCGAAGCGCCTGAGACACCGCCACCGGAGGCAGCGCGACCAGCACCCCACTTGCCGGACTGGACAAGCGCGTTCAGGTCGTCGATAGCAAGTACCATGTCGTCTTCGCTGAGGGGCTTGTCTGCTGACGTAGCGAGTTCGTCACCGAACTTCTGCTCTGCACCGTGCCCGGCGAAGCGAGCGAGGAGTGCCAGTGGCAGCGGGATTGTTCGGGTTTCTCCGTTGCGGAAGTCCATGCGGATGCTGACAGCGCCCGCAGTGATCTGCATAACACCGTCTTCAACGACGATACCTGCGTCATCGACTAGCGTTTCCTTGTTCACCTTGCGTTTGCCGGCGAAGTTAACCTTGCGCCCGTCAGTCATGGTAACTTCACTGTACTCTGTCTTGCTTTCTGTAGCCATTTTCTCTCTCCGATTGCAGCAGTCCTTTGAGCCGGCGACTGCGGATTCCGGTAGCAGGGAGCCCCTACTGGGGAAGGGAGACGCGCTCCCCTCCGCGGTAAGGGCTATTCAGGCAAGCAAGCTTCAACTGCGTCTCGAGCCGCCTCGATGATATCACGAGCTTCCTCGAGGCATTCCAGCAAATAGTCAGCTTCCTGGATTTTCTCCTCGCTGCGGGAGTCTGGGCAGTCATCGACGAATTCCTGCTGATCGGCGACCATGCTTTCCAGTTGCTTGTGTTGGAGATCAAGGATTGACAAGACTGCTTCCAGCTTGCGTTTCATATCTGCTTTCATATTGAGCCTTTCTGTAATCGCTGGTGCACTATGCACCAACATATGTTAGACACGGACTTTCGGGATTAGTTCCCAAGAAATTTGTTGTATTTTCACCACTAACCGCGTTCCTGCTCACGCGGGAATTCCTTGCGCGCTGCTGCCCAGGCGTTGAGGTGAGCTGTCCGGTCGGGAGGGATTCCTGACCAGAGGCGCTTGTACGCTGCGATGTGGGAAGAGTAAGCTGCCAGGACTTTTCTAGCCCACGTTTGCTCTTGCTTGGGGGAGAGACTCATCACGCTGTCCTTTTCGGGTTGAGTTGCTTGAGCTCCTCAAGATTGCTGATCAGCATATAATTGCTCTTATTGATCGGAGCAATCGTATGCCGCACTTTGCGAGCTGCCCGCTCCCCGCAAGCGCAGCAGGTAGGCCTGACCGCCTTCGCCCGAGGTAGCTCTACACGAACTGCATAGCAGCTCATGCAGATCGGGAGATGGTAGTCTTCCATCAAGCGGCCTTGACGCGCAGAGCTGCGACGAGGGGAGCGGAGATCTCGTCCCAGAGCGGGTTTGCGTTTCCTTCAGCGTCGTAAGCTGCTTGGCGTTCGTCTTCGTATTCGTCGCCTTCCCGCAGGTACGCCACGACTTCGTAGTAATACCCGAAGTCGTGCGGGAATCCCTTGACTGCGAAGAAACCTGCAGGGAACTCCCGCTCGAGCTGCGCCATGAAGAGCTTGCATTCCTCTTTTGCCAGGGGATTTCCCACGCCGAAGCAGTCTTCTTCCGTCGGAGTGCTTCCGATGTTGATAAAGTCCATAAGAGCCTTTCTAGTTACTCGCAAAATGCCAGCTTGTTAACTGTCTCATAACCAGTTAACAAAAGGATCACTTGGCTTTGGTAAGGGATTTCTTGGTTTTCTTGTACCCTTGCTTGTGGAATCGCCCAGGGCCGGACTTCGTTGCAGAAGGATTGCGATTGGTTCCAGTTTTCATATTGATTCTCCTTGATCTGCGAAGTCGGCGGCAGATCATTCGCCGATATATATTAGACAGGAACTCTCCGTCGAAGTTCCACAGTTATTGCGACAGAATTATCCGCCCCGCTTGACCAGCGAAAACCTCCCCGGCAAAGCTGGCCATGATATCTCTATCACACATGGCTAGCTCGGCCTCCGTCCAGCCTTGCTCTTTACAGTACGCAGTGCTGACTTGATTGAACGTCTGACTGAGCACTCGCAGAGCGTCCATCGCCTCTCCGTCTTGCCGAGCCTGCGCCTTCCTCGCCAAGGTCGCTGTGGCCTCCGAGCACATTCCTGCTCCGTACACCAGCGCGACCATTCGCCTCCCATGTGTCTTCGCTGGGCCGCGAAGCGCTTTGGGCAAATCCTCCAGCCCTTCATGCTCGCTATCAATTCCGTTAAGCTTACTCATCAAGTGGACTCCTCAGCAATTCATACCGCGCTTGCGCCTCGGGAGACATAAGGGACTGCTTCGGCGGCGAAGCGCGCTCCCCTGCTCCTCCGAGCATCCCTTGCAACCGTGCCAAGCTTGCCGCAACCTCCTTCTCCAGCCCCGCTCCTGGAGAATTCGCCGCTGCCGCAGCTGCCGCTTCCATCGTCAACCCTCCCGGTTCCACGCGGCCCATTTTCTCATAAGCCGCTTGCTTATTAAGCACTCGCCAGATAGTCGACTCACTCACGCCTAGCGCCACCGCAATCTCCATTCCTGTCCACTTGGGCTCCCCCCAGTCATTCACCTCCGCTCTCATCCGCCGGACTTCCCCTGCAGTAAACTGCGTCATAACTCTTTTCATCTCTACTCCTTTGTTCAATCAGGCAAGGCAGCCAGTCCACCTCACCTCCATTAGACCGTAGGCTGGCGATAAAGTTCCACAGTAATCCACCGTCTATCATTCATCTATCCATCACCTATCTATCTCCTTCCTCCTATGCTGTCTATCTGTCACATGGGGTTATAAAGGGCTTCGTGGTTTAAAAGCAACAGTGGTATATATGAGACATAAAAAAAATATTGTATACAATATACCCTAACCTTACCCTACCCTGTCCTTTTAATGTACCATTGACAGATAGAAAACATAGACGGAAGAAGACGAATAGACAGAGAAAGAAACCCGCGCGGATTACGTTTCCATAATCCAAGCGAGTTATCCCAGACCCTTTTTTCCATCAGACCATCTTGGCAAGAGCCTCCATTTTGGCCTTCGCTTTGTCTGTCACTTTCCACGCGCGCAGAACTGTTGTTCCAGCCTTAGTCGTCCCTTGCCAGTCATGCACCACTCCTTCCACTACTGCGAAAGCGTGCCCGAACTTATGCAGAACAAAGCTCCCCTTTGTCGCGAGCATTAGAAAAGCCTCCAGCCGCATACCTTCCGCAGACTCAATCCGCTTCATCCCCAGCATCTCTTCGTGAAGCTTTATTGACAAGCTCAGCTCTGTCCCTTTTTTCAGCCGCCGCCCTATCGAGCTGAATGCGATACTCGCTGCCGCATAAGGCACTCCTGTCGCTACCGCAAGTGCTCTGATCGAGCAATCGTCCTTGTCCCAGACCGGTTTCTCTGCCGCATACGCAGTGGTTTCTTTTTTCATAGAGCCTCTTTCAATCAAGGGAAAATACCCGGTAAGGCCACCTGTCACATGGCCTTGGCTGGTATTTACGCCAGTTCTGCGAGCATACGCCGTTGAATCTCTGCCTCGGCCTCTGTGTAGGTCAGGCCCATCTTGGCTGCGATCGCGAGAATCGTCGGATTCTGTGGCGACTTACGCTCAGCGACCTTGAGGTTCCACTCGACGCTGCCACTCGTGTAATGATTGACTAACTCAAGCACTGCCTCGCGCCGCATGGTTTCTGTGACGGTGAAGTTATTCTCAGCTGACTTCTGTATCGCTGCATTGTCACCGATTCTCGCTGCGAAACCGTGTAACATGGCGTAGGTAGCATTGGCTGGGGTAACGTCACTCATCGACAGGGTGACTGGTGCAAGACCCTCGAATGTGAAGGTGACTGCTTGCGCTGCGGTATTAATAACTTTTTTCATGGTGAGCCTCTTTGGTAAAATGCCGATATCGTGTATCGGTAAGTATCAGACAGCTGGTTTCACAATTGGTTCCATTTATTTTCAGATCTTTTGCGTTGTATTTTTACCACAGCTGCAGGGTTAGATGATCGACCGTATGATTGTACACTGTATACAATGGTGCATTGCAACAATCCTGCCAGCCCACCATCGGACAGTGGTATGAAAACAACAGCCTTATTCCTGTTGCTTCCGCGCCACAGTTGTGCCGGCGCCACAGTCCATTGACCGATTCGCCTGCGATTGATGGGGTGGGGGGCAAAAAAAAGATTCGCGCGCAAAACACAAATGCACTCTGGAATAGTTTAGGTGCTGTGAAAGATCGCGCGAAATATCCTTTCATAATCCACGCGAAGAGGCCTTTCCCTTTTTTCTAAAATTTTTTTACTTTCCAGCCCGGCGGAACTTCGTGGAGAGTTAGCGGTCTAACAGGGGTGAGGGATAGATGTTAGTGGTGATTGCCGCCGACCCCCGCGAAGGAGAGATACGATGAGTGAGCTAAGGGAAACTGCCCCGACGATGGGGAACGTGGCGAAGGTGGGGTACTCGCACAAGGATATGATTGATTATATCATAGCGAATCCCGGGATTACCCAGAACCATCTGGCGTCGCGATACGGATACTCGGTGGGCTGGGTGAGTAACGTGATGGCCTCGGACGCTTGGCAGAGTGCCATGGCCGCCCGCCGCGCGGAGATTTGTGACCCCGTGCTGGTGGCGACAGTGGAAGAGCGGTTTCGCGGAATCACGCTGTTGTCGCTGGAGCGGTTGAAGCAGAAACTTGAGGCCCCGGCCGTCTCGGATAACGTGGTGTTGAAAGCGGTGGAGCTAGGCGCGAAGGCGATGGGAGTTGGGGGCAATGCGCCGCCGGCCCCGCCCGGCCAGGATCACCTAGCCCAGCTCGCGAATAGGTTGATTGAACTGCAATCCCGCGTCCGCGTGACGCATAGTCAAGGAGAAGTGATAAATGTCTAGTCCTAAGTGTACATTCGGCGGCAAGCCGGCGGTTTGTAAAGTTGGTAAGACTCCAACCCTTCGCACGGTCAGTTGGCCCATGGGTACAGATGAGGGTGGAAAGTTTGTGGATCGCAACCTGATGCCGTTGAAGTCGGCGGCCCAGCAGAACCAGTTCGCCCCTACCGACGCTGTGCCCATGCGTATGCACTTTACCCTTGCGGGTGGGTGCTAGGCCGCAACTAACACAAGGAGCTCTAAATGAAACCAGGCCTCTACGCTAACATCAATGCGAAGAAAGCTCGCATCAAAGCCGGCTCCGGCGAACGCATGAAGAAGCCTGGTGCCCCAGGCGCGCCGACGGCTAAAGACTTTAAAGACTCCGCTAAAACGGCAAAGAAGAAATGAAATCTCCCGCCTGGCAAACCAAGGCTGGCAAGAACCCGAAGGGCGGGCTTAATGCCGCCGGCAGAGCATCGTACCATGCCGAGACGGGCGGGACGCTTAAGGCGCCTGTTAAGTCCGGCGACAACCCACGCCGCGCTTCCTTTCTTGCTCGCATGGGCAGTATGCCAGGCCCCGAACGCAAGGACGGCAAGCCGACCCGCCTGCTCCTGTCCCTCCAAGCCTGGGGCGCCTCCAGCAAGGCCGACGCTAAAGCCAAAGCCGCCGCCATATCCGCGAGGAACAAGAAATGAACCTGTCCCCGGCTGTTGGCTGTTTGGCTGTTTGTCCCCGGCTGTTCGGCCTTCCCCAGAAAGGCTGTTTCCTTGCCGGCGCGCTATCCCTGTTAAGCCGGCTGTTCTCTTGCCCTGGAAACCACCTCCCCCGAGAAAGTGGTGCCTCTTCTTCCCCCAAAGAACCCTTGCCGGCGCGCGTGTCTTTTAATTACTCCCGGCCTTCTGCCATAGTGTTTGCGCTTGCGCCCTTAACACCCATGTTGGGAAGCGCCGGGGGTTTCACCTTATGAGTTATCGGAGCATCTTTAATGCGAAAATCTCCAGCACTAACTTCTACGCGGTCTTCGACTTTGCCCAGTACCTTGCCGTTGGTGAAACCATCTCAAGCGCGAGCGTTACAGCAACTGTCTATTCTGGGACGGACGCGTCCCCCAGCTCGCTTATTAGTGGCGGCGCGACGAGCAGCGGCGCCCAAGTAACACAGACTATAACTGGCGGAGTGATTGGCGTAACTTACATTCTTACTTGTGTTATCACAACCAGCGCCAGCAAGACTTTTGTGCTTAACGGATATTTAACTGTAAAGGCCATAGGAACGTGAGCAAAGTACAGCTTAGTGCAGACTTAATTGAATCCTTTGGCGGGACGTTTATCTCGCCAAAGTATGATCAGTTATGCCCTACGCCTTTCTTTCACCGGGAAGCGTGGAAGCTGTACACGTCTGACGTAACTTCTGCAATGGTCATTGCTCCGCGAGATCACGCAAAGTCCAGCGCGCTTTCCATGGTTTATATTCTGGCGGAAGTTCTTTTCCGTTCCAGCGATTACGTAATCCTAGTCGGTTCTACGGAAGACGGCGCAGCAGAGCAACTTGGCAACATCACAGAAGAACTGTCCGAAAACGAAGATTTGATTCGCGAGTTTGGAATTAAAAAGTTTCACCGTACCGCCACTACTGACGTCATCGTAGAAATGTCTGACGGGCACAAGTTCCGCATCCTAGCTCGCGGTGCTGAACAGCGTATCCGCGGCCGCTTGTGGAAAGGTAAACGTCCTAACCTTCTTGTCTGCGATGACATGGAAGACGACGAGCAGGTAGAAAACGCTGATCGCCGCCGTAAGTTTCGTATTTGGTTTTTTCGCGCTGCCAAGCAAGCTTTGAGTAAATCCGGCAAGATCCGCGTACACGGTACAATCTTGCACGACGACTCTTTACTTTCTCGCCTGCGCAAAAACCGCACTTGGCAGCATCTATTTTACTCTGCTCACGCAAGCTTTGACGATTTCTCCGGAATGCTTTGGCCTGAGCGTTGGACTGAAGCACACTTGCGCGCGCGTCGGCAAGAATTTATTGAGGACGGTGATTCTGCGGGTTACTCACAAGAGTTCTTAAACAACCCCCTTGACCACTCAGACGCATTTCTTAAGCAAGCCGATTTCAAGCATATGTCAAGTGATGACTATGAAACGGATAAGATTATCTGCGTGGCTGCTGATTTTGCAGTATCTCGCGCGGACAAGGCTAACCGTACTGCTTTTGCAATCGGCGGAAAGGATGTTAATAACATCTTGCACTTCATTGATGTTCGGAAGGGCCGCTGGGATCCAACCGAATGGATTGAGGAGATGTTTGATATTCAGCGACAGTACAATCCGGAAGTGTTTTGGGTTGAAGATGGCGTAATCTGGAAGTCCGTCAAGTCAATGATCTACCGCGAAATGCAAGTGCGGGATCTACGTATTAACTTTGAAGCTATCTTGCCCGTCAAAGACAAAGGAACGCGTGGCCGCTCTTACCAGCGTCGTATGCGAGCCGGCCAGTGCCGCTTTAACAAGCGCGCAGAGTGGTACGCGGACTTTGAACAGGAAAACTTACGCTTTACCGGCACTGCCCAGGCAACCCTTGACGATCAATTTGACGCAGCGGCTTTGCTTAGTCGCGGCTTCGACGATCTTACTCACGTAGAACCTGAGGATTTTTTCACCGAAGACGAGTGGGAAATGGAAAAAGGTTTTTGGAACCGGCCAAGTTCTGGTGCTGACGGCCGTTCTGCGGTAACAGGATATTAAATGCTTAATCTTGACAAGCCTATTACTCTAAACGCCAAGGCAATAGGCTCGCCTAACCTTTGTGACTTGTTTGACTCTAACGATCTGCGGAGAATCGGGGAAGAGTGCCATGCAGGTTACACGCGAGATGAGTATTCTCGGTCTATCTGGATGAAGCGCAATGAGTCTGGGATGGACTTGGCGCTGCAGATTCAGAAAGACAAGACTTTTCCGTGGCCCGGTTGCAGTAACGTAGCGTTTCCGCTGGTAACTATCGCCGCAATGCAGTTTCATGCGCGCGCGTATCCTGCGATTGTCAACGGAACTGATATTGTCAAGTGCACAGTTTTTGGCGATGACCCGCAAGGGGAGCAAACTGCCCACGCTGACCGCGTTTCTACGCACATGAGCTGGCAATTGCTGTACCAAGATAAGACTTGGGAAGAACAAGAAGACAAAGCGATCTTAAATCTTAGCATTATCGGTACGAATTTTAAGAAATCTTACTATTCCGCTTCACTTGGCCACAACGTCAGTGAACTTGTGCTGGCAAAAGACTTGGTGCTGGATTACTGGAGCAAGTCCGTCGAGGATTCTCCCCGCAAGACCCACAAGCTCCCGATGTTCCGTAACGAAGTTTACGAAAAAGTCATGCGTGGTGTTTTTTGCGACGTGCTTGAGCAGCCTTGGTATATGCACGCTCCGTCGCCGACGATTTCTACGTTGCAGCGGGTTAATCAAGACAATCGCCAGGGACTAATTCCCCCGCCGCCCGATGAAACTACAGCTTTACTGTTCCTTGAGCAGCATTGCAATATGGACTTGGACGGGGATGGTTATGCTGAGCCTTACATTATTACTTTTGAGTCTACCTCCAAATACGTAGTCCGTATCGTAACTCGCTTTGACCGGGAAAGTGATATCGAACGCGTTGCTAGCGGGCCACATAAAGGCAAGATTATTCGCATTAACGCAATGGAGTACTTTACTAAAAAGACCTTTATTCCAAGTCCGGATGGCGGCATCTACGATATTGGATTCGGTGTTTTCCTTGGGCCACTTAACGAAGCCGTTAACTCCTTAGTAAATATGCTGCTTGATGCGGGGACTATGCAGACTACCGGCGGTGGTTTCTTGGGTCGCGGTGCTAAGATTCGCGGGGGTGTCTATACAATTGCTCCGTTTGAGTGGAAACGCGTAGACTCTACAGGGGATGATCTGCGTAAGTCGATCTACCCGCTTCCCATTAACGCCCCTTCTGACGTACTGTTTCAGCTTCTTAGCTTGCTGATTAACTACACTTCGCGTGTCAGCGGAACCACTGATATAACTGTAGGCGAAAACCCCGGCCAGAACACTCCGGCTCAAACTACACAAACCATGGTAGAGATGGGCCAGAAAATTTACACGGCAATCTTTAAACGTATCTGGCGTTCGTCTAAGGAAGAATTTTCCAAGCTATTCAAGCTCAACGGAATGTTCTTGCCTCTTGACGTACCCCAGCCCGGCGGAGCCACGCGTGCTGACTACCAAGGCAGTACGGATAAAATATCTCCAGTTGCAGATCCAAACGTAACCAGCGATTCTATGCGCTTGCAGATGGCTGGTGCGCTTAAGCAAGCCGCCATGACAACTCCCGGATACAATCGCGACGCTGTGGAAGTACGTTACCTCAAGGCTTTGCGCATCGATGGAATTCCTGCGGTATTCCCCGGTACTCAAGGCCAACCTCCGGCAAAAGACCCCAAGCTCCAGATCGAAGAGACTAAAATCCAGGGGCGTCTGCAAGAGCAACAAATTGCCCTGCAAACCCAGATGCAACAATTTGCGATTACGCTGGAAGAAGAAAAGCGTATGAACAATGCGAAGATAATAGAACTTATGGCAAAGGCCCAAAACGAAGCTGCCAATGCGCAGACCGAACAAGCTTACGCTCAAGTCGCTATCATCAACGCGGAGATTGCGCGCGTCCGCGCAGAGAACGAGCACATCAACACCAGAATCGAGCACCTGCTTTCCGCTGCAAAAATTCAAGCAGCTCATCAAATCGGAATCCAAGGACTTGCTACGGCCCAAGAGAAAGCTAAGAAATGACACGAGCTATAACTGAACACGAGTTCGAAGAATGGAAGTCACATCCAGTAACACTGGCAGTGATGGAAATCCTTGCCAAGAAACGCGATGAAATGCGCCATGCTTGGGAAGGTGGATCCTTCACCGATTACGACGAGCGCGCAATGGCTCTGACTAACGTGGGGAATATTGGTACTTGCAAAGGCTATGCTTTTGTTCAAGACCTAGATTATGAGCAATACATAGGAGAGTTAGATGACAGAGGTGATAAACACATCGGGCCTGGAACCACGCGGAGTGGCGGTACTGATTAAACTTTACGAACCCGAACGCAGAGGAGCTCAGATAGTGTTACCAGAGTCTGTTCAAGGACGATTAAGCATGGTGGATAACCGTGCTGTAGTTGTTGCTGTTGGGCCTAGCGCCTGGCATGATGAACCGACTCCGCGCGCAGTTATCGGCGACCGCGTACTGGTGACAAAGTTTGCAGGTTTCATGGCAAAAGGGCCGGCAGATGGAATCATCTACCGTTTGGTAAACGACCGAGATATATTCTGTGCTATCACGCACGAGGAGACTGAGCATGGCTGATGAAAACATTGCAAGTGTAGAAAGTGTTGCACCAGCCGAGGTGCAGCAAGCTGCGGAGAAAATGGGCTGGATTCCTCCGTCTCGCTTTCGCGGTGATCCGGAACGCTTTGTTGATGCTGACGTTTACATTGAGCGTGGTGAAGCTGTGTTGCCAATCGTTAAAGAGCAAAACAAACGGCTACACGCAGAACTTGAAAACCTGCGAGGAGAATCCCGGAAAACCGCGGCTGCGCTAAAGGCAGCTCAAGATTCCATTTCCCAGATTGAAGAGCGGCATACGGTTGACACGCAGAAAGCTGTGGAAGCCGCGCGTCGCCAGGTGAAGTTGCAACTGTCTGCGGCTTCCGAAGCAGGTGACCACGATGGAGTAGCAGAGTTAACTGATCGGCTTACGCAGCTGAACACGACTCCTGCGCCAGCTGTCAAGCAAACGCCTTCGGAAGCCCCGCCGGTATTTCAACCGCCGCCTGATCTTGCAGAGTGGAATGCTGAGAACCCTTGGTTTGGCACAAACAAGCGTAAAACTGCACTGGCTTTGGGCATCGCCCAAGAACTGCGGGATGCCGGCGAGTCTGGAGTTGGCCGAGCCTTTTTCGACAAGGTTGCAGCGGAAGTTGCAAAAGAACTCGGCACCGCCGAGACCCCGCGCGGCGATAAAGTTGAAGGTGCGCGAAATGGTTCCGACAGCGAAGTACGCAGCAGTGGTCGCAAAGGCTACGCTGCAATGCCAGCAGACGCACGGGCCGCTTGCGATGCGGACTCTCGCCGTTTCGTGGGCAGTGACAAAAAGTACAAGAGTCAACAAGAGTGGCGTAATCGGTACGCTGAGATATATTTCGGAGAATAAAAATGGAATTGCTTAACCCTGCAAACAAGAAAGAAAGCGTCGCGCGTGAGCGTAAGCGCATCCCAATGTCAGTGCCGGTACAACGCCTTGAAGTGGCGGAGTTACCAGGTTATCACCTGCATTGGTTTCTGAACACCCCAGAGCGCCTTCAGCGGGCTATCGATGGTGGGTACGAGTTTGTAAACGAGTACGAAATGAAACTCAATAACGTAAGTCTCGGCGGCGAATCTAGCGTCAGCGGGAATACCGACATGGGCTCAAGAGTAAGTGTTGTCTCCGGACAAGAGGTAGGAAAAGATGGTCAACCAACTCGGCTGGTTTTAATGAAAATCAAGCAAGAGTGGTGGGACGAAGACCAGGTACTGGTTGAGGCTAAAAATTCGAAGATTCGTGAGTCTCTTCTTGGCGGAATGATTGGAGCAGAAAACGATCGCCCAGGCGACGCTCAGCACCGCTACGTAGACAAAACGAAAACTCAAATTCCGGACTTTTTCAAATCCAAGCGCAGAAGCGCTTAACCTACGGAGATTTTCATGGCAAATGCTAATCGTCCGAGTGGCTTTACACCAGTGCAGTACCTTAGTGGTGCGCCCTGGAGTGGGCAAGCTCGGCTTTACTCTATCGCGGCTGCTTACGCTACCGCACTCTACATTGGCGACCCTGTAATTAGCAGTGGAACCGCTGATGCAAACGGCGTTCCAGGCATTATACTTGGCGCTGCAACGGGCGCACTTCGCGGCGTGATTGTCGGCTTGGGGTCTTCTGAAGGCCTTCCAGCTAACATTATCAATCCCAATGTTGCCTATCGTCCTGCTGCTGCGCAGACAACCGACTGGTACGCAATGGTTGTAGATGATCCAAATGTGATCTTCGCTATCCAGGAAGAGTCTAACGGTACTGCGATTGCGGCTACCCAGATTGGTTTGAATACTATCCCAGTCGTTGGCACTGGTAATGGATTCATCTCGGGCTGGTTGCTGAGTAGCTCCACCGGTGCAACTCCCGCGACTACCGCAACCCTCCAGCTTCGCTTGATGGGTCTGGTTCGCACTCAAGACAATGCGTTTGGCGCCTATGCTAAGCACCTTGTAAAGATTAACGTGCATGAACTTGGCACAGGTACCGGCGCCGCTGGCGTCTAAAGGAGATATATTATGGCAGGCGGTGTAATTAACACAGGCAGTCACCCAAAGCTTTTGTGGCCAGGGGTGTATACTACGTGGGGTCAGGTTTACGACTCTCACGCCAAGGAATATACAGATTTGTACGATATCAAAACGTCAGACAAAGCGTATGAACAAGGCGTGCAGGTGACTCCATTTGGCTTGGCTCCGGTCAAGGCACAGGGCGCTCCAGTGACGTACGATGGTGAAGTTCAAGGTGTTGTCAATACCTATACGCACGTTGCGTATGCGCTTGGCTATATCGTGACCTTTGAAGAACTGCGCGACAACCAGTACAAAGAGGTAGCGACTCGGCGCGCGGAAGCTAACGCTTTCTCGATGAACCAGACGACGGAGAACGTGGGGGCTTTCCCTTACAACAACGCTTTCTCGACGGCTTACTTTACGACTGGCGATGGTGCGTCACTGGTTTCTACCAGCCACATCAACGCTACCGGCGGTACGTTCAGCAATGCGCTGAGCCCTGCGGCTGATCTGTCCGAAGCTTCGTTGGAAGACCTGACCATCCAGATCATGGGTGCGCAGAATGATACGGGTTTGCTGATCAACATCATGCCGGAGTCACTGCACATTTCTCGTCAGGAATGGTACAATGCCAACCGCATCTTGCAGTCGGTGTTGCAATCCAACACAGGTAACAACAACATCAACGTGTTGAAAGCTACTAATGCCTTCCCCAAGGGCATCAAGATGAACCACTACTTTACCGCGCCTCACGCGTGGTTTATTCGGACTAACTGCCCGAATGGTATGACGTTCTTCTGGCGTGACGAGCCGATGTTTGATCAGGACAACGACTTCGACACAAAGAACGCAAAGGCTGCAAGCTATATGCGTATGAGCGTTGGGTGCACTGATCCACGTGGCATCTATGGAAGCAATGGGCCGTAAGTTCTAGCTAATGCTCGCGCGTATTATTTAATCGTAATCCGCGCGGGTATTGTCGAGGGCTTACGCCTGAGGTGTACCGGCATTTTCCGGTTGGCTGTAGAGTACGAAATTGCTGAGCTGGCCACTTGGTGTAGGTAATCTCCCCGAATCGTACTTAGGAGAATCAATATGACTACGTTTGCAGATGGACTATTTCAGTTTGGTGGCGTGCCTGTAGTAGGTGCTGTACCTCCACTCTTTGGGTTAAATTCCCGAGCTTTCTTTGTCGATCCCATCAACGGCTCGGATGGTAACAGTGGCTTGCGGCTTGGCGACGCGCTGGCAACGCTCTACCGTGCACATTACCTCATGCAAGCAGGGCGCAACGACGTTTGCTACCTGATCAGTGACGGCACTACCGCAAGTACAGCACGGCTAAGCACGGCGGTTGCAATATCTGCACAGGGCCCTTCAGAGACTCCCGCGACCACTGGCACACTTACCTGGAGCAAGAACGCCTGCCACCTTATCGGCGTGACAGCTCCCGGCGGTGTTAACAGTCGCGCACGTATCGCTACGCCTACCGGCACGTACACTTCTGCAACCTTTGGCTCCGGCAACATGGTCGTAGTAAGCGCCCAGGGTTGTTACTTCTCCAACATCAGCGTCAACCACGCATTCACTACGGGTGGAGTTACCGACATCGCCTGGACAGACAGCGGCGGCCGCAACACTTACAGCAACATGGGGTTCTTCGGAGCACAGTCAGCAGCTGCTGCCGGCGCTTCTGGTTCTATGTCGCTGCTGGTAACTGGTAATGTTGGCGAAAATGCTTTCTACACTTGCAGTATTGGCAATGACGCAAGCACCGCGCGTACGGGTAACTTTGCGGAGATGCAACTCACCGCCGGTTCGCCGCGAAATCGTTTCTATAAATGCTTCATACAGACCCAGGCAGGTTCGACAACTGCGGCATTCTGGATGACAATTGGCGCAAGCGGCATTGACCGCTACGTGCTGTTTGACGATTGCGTATTCTTGAATATGCGCGTTGGTTCAGCTTCTCCGTTCTCCCTAATGGCGGTTGGTTTTAGTCTTGACGCAGCCCCCGGCGGTACGGTTCTTATGCGGAACTGCATCGGCACAGGCGCAACGAAGTTCACAACTACCGGCGTGGCGGTGACTAATCAGGCAGCTGGCGCAGCCGGCGGCGGTCTGGGCGTTGCTATTACTTAAACCAACGGGGCTTCGGCCCCTCCGGAGAACTTATGTATCCAATTACACAGAGACTGTCGGCAGCAGGATACGCTCCCTGGGTGCCGATTAACAGGTTGCAGACTAGCTTTAACACTAACGTAAGTGCCGTTCTTTCTAGCGGCGCTGTTCTTGAGTACTCTATCGAGTACACGCTGGACAACGCACAAGATCCAAGGAATCTTACGCAACAGTTTACGCTGTCCCGGACTACAACAGTGCTAACAGTTACCAAGGCTGCGCACGCATTAAGTGTGGGATCGTCTGTTAAACTTTGGGGAAATGGTGGAGCTAACTTGGACGGAGACTTTAACGTAGCGAGCGTCGTGGACGACAAGAACTTTACTGTTACTGTTGCAAATTCTGGCCTGACTGCTGGCAACGGTGTCGGTTGGCTGCAGACTTTACGAGTCTTGCCACTGACGGCTCCGACAACTAACAGCACCAGTTCCTCCTTCGGGCTTGACCACGTAATTACAGCCGTGCGAGTTCGCGTAAATACCTGGACTAGCGGAACGCTTGACTTCCAAGTCATCCAAGGTCGGGGATAAACTACCATGACTGCACCTAACCCTAACACTCCAATCGCTATCATCAGCGATGCGTACTTTGATGCGGGATTAACGCAGGAAGGGCAGTCTCCTAACTCTGAGCAGATCGTAACTGGTATGCGGAAGCTTACAGATATTATAAATCTGTGGCAGACGCAAGGGCTGAAGCTCTGGCTGAACGTAGATACG